TGACTATTGATAACTGCAATTTTATCTACAGCAGTTAAGTTTTTAGGTGCTGGTTTAGGGTCATTAAGATTTGATATTTTTATTTCTGGAAGTGTAACTGACTGCTCAATATTTGCGTATTTGCCATCTAAATAGGTAAGACCTTGAATTGTATATTGTGAACTATCATTTTCTTCAATTGATATAACTCTAAATTTTTGTGTTTGCAAATCATCACTTGTAATTAAAAATGGAGTATTAACACTAGGAACTTGAGAAAAAACTGAAGCAGTTGTTCCGTCAGGTTTTGTAACTGAACTAACTGTAAAAACTGGGTTAACAATACTTGATACAGTGCCAATTTCTACAGTTCCATCAGGTAATAAAACACTAATTTTTACGTTTTGATTAAGTGTTGATAACGTTGTATCACTACCAGCATCAATAGTGATTGTGCTTGTTGTTGCAGATACAACACGACCACCTCTTCTTCCCCCTGCCCTGACAGGATCATTTACTTCAATAACAGAGCCAACTCTACATATTGATGCAGAATCAATAGAAGTTGTAAATGTTACAAGCTCACTTTCATTTTGCTCAGTAAATAAAATTGATTTTCCAAATCTTTGAGCTTGACCTCTTGATGTACAACCAAAAGCCTTAACTTGTTTTTTTGAAATCCCAAATTTAGCTATTGCAGCAGTATCTTCTACAACTTCATAATCTATATCCTGTGCATCCATATTAAAATAGGCAACAGAAATTACAGTATGTCTTTGTTTAAGACTTGCACCTGTATAACTAAAACCACTTTCATCAACATTTGCTAAATTAAAAAGATAGCTTGCATCTGTTGGTCTATCTTGAGCTAACTGTATAGAACCATTTGCCCAGACAGCTTGACAATTCATAATACTAGCAAGGTTATTTATTAAATCAAAAGCTTCGTTTGAAGACTGTATATTTACGTTGCAGCTAAATCTTGCTTCTTTTGCACCTGTTCCTGACATATCATCAACTTCTTCATTAGCATATTTAGACGCTTCAACAAAGCTAAAAAGGTCTAAATTATCGTCTGAAATATGATCGCCAAAGCCAAAACGTACAGAGGTTAAAACATCTAATAAGACCATTGAAGGGCAGCTACACCATGTCGCAGCTTGCATAGTTCCATTAAAAATATAATTTGTTGGATAAATTATTCTTCCTGTTTGTAAATCAACAGTAGGAGTACCAGAACTATTTGCCCCCGCTCCCGGAATCCTCGTTTTTATTCCTCTTAACTTATAACGTCTACTAGGAAAATTACTAAATATCTCTGAGTCAATTCTTAGTTGTGTGTAAGCAGAGTTTGGATATGTAGATGTTACATCAAATAATTTTGTAATACTTGTCCAAGTAAAAGCATTTATCAAACTTTCACTTGCGCTATCAGCGGTTACTCTTACAACTTTTATGTTAAGAGGAAAAGCTCCAGTAATTTCAATTCTATGATCTCTTTGGTAAGCATCTCCAGTTCTACCCGAAACAGTATCGTCAATTTGTGGAGTTGTTGGATAACCACCGCCATTATATTCAACAAAAATTTGGTAATTTATTGTACTTCCACTTACATCGCCATTACTTTCTGCGTGTTGTATTTGCGGCCACGTTAATGTAAGTCTTAAAGCGGATGGGTCAATTCCACCACCACCTGTTGCTTGTACTTGTTGTACAATTCCACCGCTTGCCTGTGTAACCTCAATTCCAACATTTACAGGAGAACCAACACTATCTTGAATTCCACCTATTTTTTCTTGATTTGATGTTCCAAATCTTGATTCAAATGAAACATCTTGAAAATTAAAATCAGAAGTTGCTGGGTCAGAATTACTAGCTCCATCACTAAGGATTGGGGTGTCATCTAAAAAAACATCTTTTAGACTTGCATTAGAATATGCTGTTGAACTTCTATCTGTTATACCAGCTTTAGAGGGTGTTGAAAAACCTTCAATTTCACCCTCCCCTAGTAAATCTTGAATGGTTGCAAATTGTTTACTATGAAGTGTGTCAGGTGCGCGAGTTGGTTGCCTTTGAGCTTTAGGTTTACCACCCCCAGAACCAATAATTTTTTTAGTCATCCTTGAACTTGCTCCGTATCAATTTGAGCAGAAATGACAACAGATCCTACAAAAATTTCTCCGTAACAAATTGGAATCGGTGTACCAGCCCTTGTGACATTTTGTATTCCATTAAAATTAAATGAAATACGAGGGTCTTCGCCTGATTGGAAATCTGGTGTTTCTGGTTGTGGAGTTAAAAGTTGAGAAGCCCCGCTAAGAGCTAGTAATCCTCCACCATAAACCAAAGCTTTTGTTAAAAAAGTTGCTCCAGCCCAACCTTTAGCAGTAAACAGTCCAAAACCAGCACCACCTGTTGCGATACCAATACCAATGAGTGCTATTCCTCCTATAATTCTGCCAACACCACCCTCGCCAGTAATTACAGGAATAAAATGAATATCTGAATCTCCAACAGGAAATAAAAACTCATTTTCTTCTAATGAATAATCTCCAACTTTTACTTGATAGCTGTTTTCACTTATATGTTTTTCTAAGCCTTTAAAGTTTGATAATAAAAATCTAACTGCATTTGCGGGTGTTTTAACAACATTTTTTGCGACATCAAATTCTTTACACCCAACAAAGTTTGCAAGCTCTCCGTAAAGTTTGATTTTACGCAACATAACGTAACCTCTTACCAGTACATTTTTGTAGCCATTCTGAGTAAGGCTCTCTACAACTTAGTCTATCTGCTAAGTGATGTAGAACTTCGTTTCCCAAAAATAAAGCAACATGATTTAAACCTTTTCCCATAATACTCATAAATATTAAATCTCCAACCTCTAATTTTTCTTCATTTCTAAGTTCCCTAAAACCTGTTCTCCATGCACAAGATTCAAACATTGGATTTTCATTGAATTTATCATGTGAAGCTGGTCTTTTCCAATCACGCAAAGTTATATTTTTTTCTTCTTTATACCAATCTCTAACTAATGACCAGCAATCAGTGACTCCAAAAACATAAGGTCTTCCTATTAATGGAGCTTTAAAACCTGATGGTTTACAATATCCCCACTCTTCTGTCTTTGGATTAACAATATGCCATTCTAAATTACTTTTTTCGCAACTAATTCTGTCAGCTTGACTCGGTATTGGCGGTGTTAATGGATGGCTATGTACAATAGCAATAATTTGACCAGTATTATCTGCTTTGACGTAATCTTCTGGGTCAATCATAAAACATTGATTGTCGTTAAGTGATAAATTACGGCATGAAAAATATCGTTGTTTCCCTTTAATATTCAACAATAAACCGCAGCTTTCTTTTGGGTCTTGGTCTTTCGCATGAGCAAGCGCAGCTTCTTTCCAATTCATTGTTTAAATGTTCCAACAGCAGGGAAAATGCTTCTTGTACATTGACGTTTAGGCGCACGAATTCCCATTAAATCAAACACTGCACTGAGTTCCCATGAAACAATTTCACGATTCTCAGTTGTTTTTCTATCAATAAAATAAATTTCTCTTGGAAATTCAGCGTTTGGGTCAGCAGTTGAATTTGTATTATCTGCAAAATTTATAGCATCAATATATTTTGCAAGTGTTCTTATTCTTGTTACTTTTGCTCCCGATAGATCATTCCCTGTAGTCGTAGTATTAACAGTTAAAAGAATAGCTGAAATATTTGGATTACTTGATAAGTTTGATATTGTAAGTTTTGGTCTTGGAAGTTGACCACGTTGATAGGCAAAACCATCTGCTTCTATTGGAAATCTAAAATAAGCATTACCTCTCCATGTGATTTGTCCATTTGCGTTCAAACTACTACCATTATGAAATCTATAAACATCATTTGAACCATGTATTGCGGAAAATAATTGCAATTCAAATAATTCAATTATTGAAGATGGATTTATTTTTGATATTTCATCAAAAGTACTACTGAAAGAAAGGTATCTAACATTATTATCATAAATTGTTTCGCCAACCTTTTTTGACCATGATGGTTCGCTGCTACCTGTTGTACCTCCTTGCGTAACACGAAAAAACATACCATTAGCACCTGTTGTTGATGCCACAATAGTATTAGCAGATAAAGTAGCCCCAGCACTCCAAACAGTTGCAGCCGTCAAGGTTCAAACACCTCTCTAAAATTAACTGATATTGAAGCTAGACCAGCATAGTTAATTCTTTTTGTGTAATTACCATCTACTACAAATTTACCGATAGAGTCATTAGGAGGTGTAAAGTCAAAACTTGCATTATCAGAATTTCGTTCTTTAAGAAATGTAATTAAGGTGTCACTTTCTGCTTCAGTAATATTGTTAAATTGCAAATTAATATTTCTCGGATTTTGGTGAGAAGGCACTCCAAAATTTAATCTATGCTCATATCCATCAGCGTATTTTAAAGTTCTATTTTTTGGTTCATGTTGTATTTGGATTCCATAATTAGGTTCAAGATTAACGCTAGTATTAAAATTTGCCATAATTTAAGCTAGTATGCCTCCCGGTCTTTTTTGTCGTATTAATTCTGATTGAACTGCTACACCAATCATCTTACCGAGTTCAGTACCTTTTGATTCATTACCCTCTGCACTTGACCCAGAAGCATCCACATTGACTATTACGTTACCAACACCCCCGCCTGATGCTTGTACTCCTAGTTTGCCGTTAGAGCCACGTTTAAGGGGCATGATTGCTTCTGCTCCAGCCTCACCCATTAAACCCATTCCGTTTTTCATGGGGAACATAGTGGGTCTATTGACAATTCCTCCATAGGCATACTTTTTAACTTGTTCTCCTCCTGATACAACACCACCATCCGCAAAAGGTAAAAATGTTTTTAACCAACCTGTGAACGGTTTCATTATTGCTTGTTGGATAACAATTCTTATCATGTCATTTATTATTGATCTTGCTAAATCTCCAAAAGCTAATTTTCCAGTAGT